TTCTCTTTAAATTACCCTTAAATTTATTATACGAGGAAGGAATGATTAATATGGCTGGAGAATCAGTTAAATATACCTCCGGAGTTCACGCAAATTATGATATTGCCTTTAGAATAGATACGGCGGGGTTAAATTTCACGGACGGTCAGGCAATGCCTAAAAGCCCTAAAACCATAAGCGACGCCGAAGGGCTTTCCATAAGCATTGACGGAGGAGTCGAGGAATGGAATCCGATGGACGGTGAAGGTTGGACTAAAAGACTTGTAACAGCTAAATCCATTACCATTTCAATGACCGCGAAAAGAAACAGCGGCGACCCGGGGAACGATTATATAGCCGGCTTATTTATGAAAACGGGCAACGATTGTTATTCGTTTTTTGATATAATTTTCCCCAACGGCGACGAGCTGGGGATTCCGTGCGTTGTTAATGTAACGTCTCTCGGCGGCGACAGTACGGCAATAGACGCTATGGAGTTTGAAATTTTAAGTCACGGAAAGCCGGAGTATATAAAGGGATCGGCTTCGGTATAAATTGACAAAAAAAGACACCCGTGGTATAATAACCGTGCGGGTGTCTGCATAAAACGGTAGGCGGTTCAATTCTTCCTCCAGTATTGGAGGTGAGTTACTATGGGCATAATGGAAATACTTACTTTATTACTTGTAATTATTGAAATAGTTAAGCTTGGTAACAATAATAAAAGAAAATAACCGCCCCACTCCTACATAGGGCGATTATTATTTACGCTGTATTCGGAGGTGAACCGCTTATCGCAGACGCCCCTTTTCATTTATTATTATACCACAATTTAATAAAAAGTCAAGCGTTTCGTAGAGGAACGCTTTTTTCATGCTTAAATTTAAGAAAGAGGTAAATAAAAATGATTGATATTTCAAAAAAAATTACAAACGAGCTTCCCGTTATCAAGATAAGCGAAAACCTTATTGTTTCTGTAAACAACAGAAAAAGCAATGTGCTTACAGTTCAAGCAATGATAGCGGAATCGGAAAACGCTGAAAAAAGCGGCAAAAAAGCCGATGAGTTTAAATTCATGGATACCGTTCTGAGAACGCTTACAAATTCGAAAACTGTCGACGAGATTAATAGTCTTGATCTTCCTTTGCCGGAGTATAAGACGATATTCAACGCAGTAATGGCCGCGTGCTCCGGTCAGACGCTTGAAGAGTTTGAGGAAAGCCAGAAACGATTTCAATAATAAAACAGAATATTGGTACGACTTATTTGACGATTGGGAGCTTATAGAAGCGTCGTTTGCCGCTCAGTATAACATACGACTGAGAAATGAGGAAAACATGTCCTGGCCTGAATTCTGCGCTTTACTGTCCGGTATCATGCCGGACACTCCGCTGGGGCAGATCGTTTCAATACGTTCTGAAAAGGACCCGAAAATTATAAAGGGATTTAATAAGGAACAAAAGAAAATACGCTCCGATTGGCAAAAGAGAAAATCAAAGCAAAGAAAAATGGACAAAGGAACTTATGCTAAGTACTGGGCAAGTTTTCAGGAAATGGCAAAAGCGGCCTTTTCTAAATAGAAAGGAGGTATCTGATTGGGAACTAATGTGGGTAGCATAAATTTAGGACTAAATATTGATCCTACTGCTTTTACTAAAGGCATTTCTTCCGCTAAAACTTCGGTTAAAAACTTTTTTAGTTCTGTTTCAAAAGATTCGGAAACAGCGGTCAAAACTATCGGAATTAGCTTTGAATCGGCAAGGTCTCAAGTTGGCAAATTAGCGGCAGAATATAAAAAACAAGGAATGTCGGCAAGTGAAGCAATGGCAAAGGCGTGGAAAGATGTTGGCTATCACAGTAATAACGGCACTAAAAGTGTTAAAAAAGGATTAAAAATTATAAAAAATGAATCTAAAAGCACTGCTGAAGCAATGACGTCTAATTTTTCAACGGCGTTTAAACAGTTTTGGCGCTATAGAAAGCTTTTATCAAAAAGTACTTAAACCAACAGGTAAATGGACGCTTGGAAAAGGAATACCAGGCTTTATAGATTGTCTTACTAAGCTTGTGAAAAGTATTGATTACGATAAAATAAGCGGAGCATTAGATGATTTGTGGGATTCATTAACCCCGTTTGCATTAAACGTAGGCGAAGGACTTCTTTGGTTTTTCCAAAATGTTCTCACGCCGTTAGGTACATGGACAGCAAATGAACTCCTTCCGGCTTTTCTTGGTATACTGGCTGGCGTTTTTGATGTGCTGAATACCGCTATAGAAGCGTTAAAGCCTATGGGGGAGTGGCTTTTTGACAATTTGCTTAGGCCTATTGCTGAGTGGACCGGCGGTATAATAATAGACGTTTTAACCGGAATATCTGACGGTCTGACTAAATTAAGCGACTGGATATCAGAACACCAGACGCTTGTTGAAGTTTTTGTGACTATGATAAGCGCTCTCGGTATTGCCTTTGCAATAGCCCCTAAAATTATTGCCGTAGTAAACGCTGTTAAAGCTTTTTCGGCCGCCGGAGGTATCGCGACAGCAGTTCAGAATGCATGGAACGCTTCAATGCTGGCAAATCCGATAACATGGGTTGTCGCAGGAATCGCGGCGCTCATCGCTATTATAATCTTATGCGTAAAGCATTGGGAGGATATAAAAGAAGTCGGTGCGGCAGCATGGGAACACATAAAAAATGCGTGGAATGCAGCGGGTGATTTTTTCAGCGGGCTATGGTCCGGTATAAAAAATCTGGCTTCAACTTGCTGGGACGGAATAAAATCAGTGTGGAACAGCGTTTCCAACTGGTTTAGTGATCACATAATAAATCCGATTGCAAATTTCTTTGGCGGGCTTTGGACAGGAATAAAAACCGGAGCAAGTACTTTAGCTACATTTATGAAAGAAAAGGTTATCGACCCCATAGTGAATTTATTCAAGGGGATGTATAACGGAGTAGTTGGAATAATAGAGGGAATAGTGAACGGATTCATTGGAATCATCAACGGATTTATCAGAGGCATAAACAGTGTAATAGGAGCAATAAACGGCATACCTGGCGTGGAGCTAGGATTACTCGGTGAAATGGAATCCGTATCGATTCCGCGCTTAGCCAAAGGCGGACTTGCATATCAGCCGACGCTTGCAATGGTAGGAGACAACAAAAACGCCCGGACGGATCCGGAGGTTATTTCGCCTCTGTCAAAGCTGCAAGGGATCATATCCCAAAGCGGCGGAAACGGCAACGACCGTATATACGAACTGCTGATGAAAATATACGAGCTGCTCAGACAGCTTGACCTTGTCGCGCAGTTCAATATTGACGGGCGTATGCTCGAGGAGGTAATCATACAGCTTATGAATAAAAACTCATTTATAACAAACGGAAGGTGATGGGATGAATTTAATTAAAATCGGGAGCTATAATACGCCGCCGCCTGTATCATATTCTGTTACGGCTTCCGATCTTGACAGCTCTGAAAGCGGCAGAAGCGAATCGGGGTATATGTCAAGAGAGCGTATAAGAGGCGGCGTTAAAAAACTAAACGCGACATGGAGGGTTACAACAGACGAGCTGCTGGCGCTTACCTCCGCTATTTCAGCGCCGGCGTTGAACGTTACCTTTTTCTTTCCTGCAAACGGTTATTATGCTGAAAACGTAACTATGTATGCAGGGGACAGATCGCTTAATCTGATAACAAATATTGACGGGGAAAATGCGGCTCAATGGGAATTCAGCGTTAATTTTATCGAATATTAAGGAGGTTTTATGTATAAGGTAAGCGACGAATGCAGAGCGATTCTGAACAGTCCCGACAGAACTACAGATTTTTACTGTCAGGTTACATTTCCCGGCGGAAGCTTAAGGAGAATAGGCAGCGAGAATATAAAAAGCGGTACTGCCTATGTAAAAAGCAAGTGCGTAAGCGGCTCGGATTTCGAGCTGGGCGCCGTATGCATAGGAGAATTCGGCGTATCTCTTTTAGACGACAATATTGACAGCGGGAATTATCAGGGGGCGGTTATTCGCCCCTTTTGCTGCGTAAGACTTTCCGACGGTACTTTTGAAGAGATTCCCATGGGAGTTTTCAACGTTACCGAAATAAGCGTTCCGGATAGCCGCACTACAAAGCTGGTATGCTATGACAACATGGTCAAGTTTGACAAGGATTTTATTCCGCCGTACGGGGACGGTTCCGTGTTTGATATTCCGGTTACATTGTGGCTCGGGCATATAGGCAATAACTGCGGCGTCGCCGTATCGGAGGAAAGCTTATACAATATTTCCGGTATGAGCAACGGCGGCAGGACAATGGGTTTTGCGACAGCCGCCCCGTGCAACAAGGATATTAAAACTTTTCGCGACGTTCTGACAATGATAACGCAGCTTTTATGCGCATGCGCGGTCATAAACAGAAAAGGCGAGCTTGAAATCATTAACTTTGACCGCAGATATTCCGAGGCGTATCCGGATTATGCAAGAATAATAAACGGCAGTCAAAGAAAATCCGCAGCCATAAAAAATAAAAAACTTTATGACGCCGTTTCCGTTTCGCTAACCGGACTTACAGGCGACAAATACAAGCATATATATCCGCCTGAATCCACGTCTGCAAATACGCTTGCCATTGACGACAATCCCATATTGCGGCTTAGTGAAATTAACGTTGTGGAGGAATATTTAAAGGAAATAGCCGACCGTCTTTTTATGCTGACTTATTACGGAGCGGAAGCGGAAATATTCGGTGATCCCACAATAGACGCAGGCGACCATATTCTTTTGACGGGAGGCGTAGCGGGGCAGGGTGTACGAATATTAGTCACAAAAAACGACTGGACTTACAGAGGCTCCCATAAAATAACCAGCGACGCCAGCATGATACAGGCGAAATCCCGGAAAAATACTACCTCGTCAGGAAGCGGAGGAGATACTCCGGTTTATACCGATCTGCGTAATCAGTATATTTACAGACTTCCTCCGGTTTTTGCCGGAACTCATCAGAAACGGCTCTGCCGTATCAGCTTTCAACCTAAGGAATACGGTTCTCCGGTAGAAATTACGGGGCAGATATGTATTGATATGATTCAGCCCGGCACGGTGACTGTAAATAATTCTATTAACGGATACGACACTAAAATTGCGGTTCAGCAGTATCTTTGCAGGGGACTGCATACGCTTGATATATCCCTTCCTGTCAATACTTCGGAAATTAAAACTTATACTGTTAATTTTTACATACAATGCAGCCGCGGACACGGAGAAAGTATAAGCGAGGACTATACAAGAGCTAACGCTTATATAGCGGTAAGAGGGCGCTTTGACGAGCCGAAATTTGAAAGCTTCAGCAGTTGTATAACTACTGTCAGCTATATTGGAACGGCAGCCGCCGGAATACCGGGAATAGATTCGGAGAGTACTTGCAAAGGCGTGGTAGAGTGGGGAGACGGTACGTCGGAGGAATATTCTCCGGCTAAGTCTTACAGCCATACCTACAATGAAATCGGTGATTATACTATGACGGTAGACTGCTATATGGAGAAATTTGTATGCACGGGAAGCGTTTCGTCCATATTGCTTGCCGATTCTGTCAGATCGGTAGACGACGGGGCGTTTGCACAGCAAAATCAACTTCATTTCGTATATATACCGCCTCGTGTAAAGAGCATAGGAAATTATGCTTTTTCCGGAACCATACTTAAAAGCGTATATATTTCTAATGATTGCGAATATTTTCCGGCTTCGTTTCCGGAGGACTGCGCCGTTAGGTTTTATCCGTATATTAACAATGACGGGGAAGGAAAGGATAAAAGCGGAGAATATACGCAAGATACTCAAGCAAAGGTCTGGGTGATACTTCACGGCTTAAAC